TTCACCGAGTTCGGCATCACCCTTGATCATATCCGCTCCGGCGAATGGCGCGACCTCATCGCCGGCCGGCCGCTGCCCCGGCCATACCTGGTCACCCCCGAATGGGTCGCCGACCGATGGCGGAAGTGGGGCGAGGAGTCGCCCCTCTGGCTTGGCCGCGTTATGGCCGAGTTCCCAGAGGCGGGCGACGGTGCGCTGGTCCCGCTGTCCTGGGTGACCTCTTCCGAGGAGCGATTCCGGTCGGCCGACTGGGGTAGCTACCGGCCGCATGAGGTGGTGTTGGGGGTCGACGTGGCGCGCTTCGGCTCGGACTCGTCGGTGATCTACGAGCGCCGGGACAACCTATGCAAGAAGCTAATGGAGGTCCACGGCGCTGACACGATGGAGGTGACAGGCCACATCATCCGAGCTCAGCAGCAGACCGGGGCATCGCGGGTGTACATCGACGAGATCGGCGTGGGTGCTGGCGTGGTCGACCGTCTCAAGGAGCAGGGCTACTCGTGGTCGATCGGGGTGAACTTCGCAGCCTCTGCCCAGGACGAGGATCAGTATGCCAACCAGCGCGCCGAGTGTTACTGGCTGATGCGCAAGGCCATGGAGGAGCAGCGCCTGGACATCAGCAACGAAGACTTCGCCGGGCAGGTGACGGCGATCCGGTGGTTACCGAACTCCAAGGGTAAGATCACCATCGAGGGCAAGGACCAGCTGAAGGCCAGGATCGGCCGGTCGCCCGATGATGCGGATGCTGTGGCGCTGACGTTCAGCCAAGCTCAGCGGGTGTGTATTGTGTAGCCGATGAGAAGTGCTGCTTCTCCAACTTTTCACGTTCGCTCGAAGGCGAAGAACGTGCGTGCGGTCCCACCGAAACAGGCGGCCCCCCGGCGCCTCGGCCTGATCTCCGAAGCATGGATCCGCTCAAGCTTGGCATAGAGCCCCCTCCGCCGGGGAAGCAACCCGCGCCGTCAAAGCGCTCGAGGATCTGCAAAGCACCTCCCCAGGCGCATTAGGCTAGTCGACAACTGCAGCAAGAAGCCGATGTCCTCCCGTACGGTGGTGCTCATCAGCTGGCTGGCCACGTAGCGTCGCCTGATGGTCTCCAGCCTCGCGTTGAGCTCCACCTCCTTGGCCTGGTCCGACAGGCTCTGGTCCTGCACGATGGCGCCCAGGGACCGACGTTGTGCTTGCTCTCCCACAGTGGTTCTCCAATCTCGCCAACCACGGCGATGCGCTACTTCTCAACGGTTACCGACTCAAACGACTCCATCGCAGCGGCGATTAGCCGGGCCTGTTGCCATGCGTCCCGCTTGGTCGCCCCCCACCCACGAGCAAAGCAAAGCGGGGCCGTCACCTCGAAGCGGTGCTCGCCATGGTACCTTTTGCTGGCAAAGACGATGACCTCTACCTTGGGCGAGGCAAGCCTTTCCCATCCGTCAGGCTCGGCTACCGGCGCCGCGGTCGCCCAGTCGCTTGATCCAATCCCTCTCACCTCTCCACCTCCTCGGTCACCGACTCGGGCGGGATCTGGATGCCTTGCTCGCGCAGGTAGCGCGCGAGGCGATCGATGGCTCCGTCACTAGGCCACGGCCACTCGTACCCGAGCGCCACCCGCAGCAACCTTTCTGCCCACATACGGTGGGTCGCCATCACGTCTTCCTCGGTCACCTCGACCTCGGGCTCGTCCTCCTCCGACCTCACCAGGCCGCGGAAGCACTCCAGCTCCGCCACCCGCTTCTCAAGGGCCTCGACCTTCTGTAGGGCCATACCAAGCCCTCCCATGTGTGATTCGCCGCTCATCGCACCACCTCCGGGATCACTCCCACGCCCCGCAGGGCTCGCAAGCGGGCCTCGGCCCGCGGGTTGTCTTGAATCGCCCAACGCATCGCCAGGCGCCGGCCGTGCTCGGTGAAGGCGTCCTCCGGCTGGGATGGGATGATGTCGGCGGGATCGAAGCAGTCATTGCCGCCTTGCTCCATCTGAGCCTCGGCCTCCTCGTTGCACCCGAGGCACAGCACGAGCGTGCTCACCTCGCCGCCGTCGGAGGATGTCTGCCGGTGGTAGATGTCGCCCACATCGATCGTCGCCCGGCACGACTTGCACCGGTGTTCCTTGCGGGCCTTCGGGAAGCTGTACTTCAGGACCTTGCCGCACATCACCCACCGCCTTTCACGTCGAGCATGCGCACGAACAGCGCGATTGCCTGGTCGCGGAGGCCATCCGCCACCTCCGCCACCTCCGCCGCCGCCTCCGCCGCCCTCGCCGCATACGCCGCCGCCTCCGCCGCCCTCGCCGCCTCCGCCGCCGCCCACTCCGCCCACTCCGCCGCCCTCGCCCACTCCGCCCCCTCCGCCGCCCTCGCCGCCCACGCCGCCGCCCACGCCGCCGCCCTCGCCGCATACGCCGCCGCCTCCGCCGCCTCCGCCGCCTCCGCCGTCTCGCGGTCTGTGATCTCCGGTAGCGCCTCCAACTTCGCGGCCTCAGCATCTAGCCTCGCGGCTCGTAGCGCGGCCGGGGCGCACACACGCACCGCGAAGTCCGCGCACAGGTACGCTCGGATCTGCTCCGCTTCAGGCGAGGCATCGCACTTCGACGCGCACAGCCGCTCGTCCAGAGCGATCGGCAGCAGTACCGCGGTCCGCTCCTCATCCGAGGGCCACCAATTCGAGTCGTTGATGCCGATGCCGAAGGCCCGCAGCACAGCGCTCGGGTGCCCATCGGTAAATCCTCGGCCATCGAGCAGAGCACGCGCCGAGAAGAGGCACGCCGTGTGCCCCTTCTCGGAGCCCACGCCCGAGACCAGCTTCAAGTCCTTAGGTAACTCCATCAACCACCGCCTTTCTGGGCCGCGAGGCCCCGCACCATCGCCAACACCTGCCCCTTGCCGGGACCATCGCCCGGGGGCAGCGCCGGGCGCTCCTCCACCTCGGCCGGCGGCCGGTAGGCCTCGAGGAACCGATTCCGGAGCCCCACCAGCGCCCGCTCGTCGGCTTGCCGCACGTTCCAGCTGCCCCCGAGGGTTTTGAGGGCCGCCTTGGTCGGCTGGTCGAGCTCGGTCCACTTCCCCGAGGTCAAGCACCCCACCACCTCGCCCCAGGCCGCCTGCCCAAGCTGGGACCGCGCCACGGCCTTCGGCATGCCCGCCAGGTCGCGCAGCTCGGCCACAGTGGGGAAGAAGCGGCACTCCCGCTCACCCGTCGTCAAGGGTCACGCCCTCGAACCAGGCCCGGCGGGTCTTGGTGCGGGCGTGCAGCCGGAGCGTCGGGATCACACCCTCAAGATTCCTAGCGAACCCGCCCATACTGCCGCGCTCGTTGCCGTTCTCCATGCACCACCGGTCCCACCGGCTGAACAGGTCGGCCTTTTCGATCCAGGCATCCTCGCGCACCACGCAGCACTCCTCGACGAAGCTGCCCACCGGCGACCCGTACCCGGCGAAGTTCGCCAGCGCATCACGGGAGCTCTCGGGCTGATCGAACCGGCCAGAGGCCCGAAGCTTGCGCCACCCATCAATAGCCCACCCCAGGATCCCGGGTAGCTCGGTCATAAGCCTGGTCGAAAGGTCTCGGTCTTCCTTGCCCACGAACGTCTTCCGCACCCGAAGCATCAGGATCCGTGAAGCGAGCGCCCCGCTTGAGTCAGACAGCCGCGGAGCCAGATTGGACAGCAGCATGATCCGAGCAGGGATCCTGCACGTCACGCTCGCAATGCCCTTCCGCTGCACGGTCATATGGTCCTCACCGGTGATGGATAGCATCGACTCTAGGATCACGTCCTGGTCCGACCGTCCGCTCAGCCGTGCGTCGGGGATGATAGCGAGCGTCTTATCCAGCCACGGCTGCAGACCGAACGACCCGCTCAGCGAACTGAGCTGTGGACTCACCACGCCCTTCTCCCCCACCAACGCGCGCAGTACACGGACGATCGTTCCCTTGCCTGCCCGAGGCGGGCCCAGCAGCCAAAGCATCTTCTGCTGGCTGGTGTCGGGCGTCAGCACGTAGCCGAACCACTGCTGGAGCAGATCGATGCTCGCCCGGTCGTCCCCCCAGATCGACTCCAGGAATGCCAGCCACGCCGCGGGCTCCGACGGATAGGGCGGCTTATCGGGCCATGCTACCCCGAGCGCCGTGGTCGCGAACAGGTCCGGGCTTAGCGCCGACAGCCGCCCTGTGGCTAGGTCAAGCATGCCGTTGGTCGTGACCGCGGTGTCGAGGTCGCGGAAGGCCTGGGTCTTGCCGAGATGGGCCGGAGGATCGATATCGTCGGGCACCAGCGTGCCGCACCCCATCATTGCCCGAGTTACGTTGTCGATCGTGCTGGTCTTAGGGTCAAGCCGCTTGGGTTCCCGGTTCTTGTCCGGCACGAACACCCGATTGAGCCACGCCCAGAGGTCGGCCTCGAGTGCGTCCTTGCTCAGCGCCGAGTAGTGGCCGTCCCCGTACGCCCACCAGAAACCGCGCCACCGGCGGATCGTCAGTCGCCCAAGTCCGTCCCGCTTGCTGTCGAGGTAGGCCCCGGCCAGGCACATCGGCGACCCGCTCGGGAGCACGATGGCGCCATCGTCCGGTGT